CAAACTAACGGAGACATACGGAGAATGACCACCACGATCGATATAGTAGACGAAATGAGCCTGTGGTTCACCCTTGTCAACAAAGGGCTAGACCCAAGCACTGTTAAATTCTACCAAGAACTAGCAGACATAAACGGTAAATCATCGTCTCTCACGTACCTCATAGAGGCCATCGAGGGCTTTAAAGATTTTTTGTCTCAGGAGCCAGATGTCTACGAGTGGAAAGAAGATGAATTTTATTTCCAATAAGGGACTTGACAGCTTCAGAAACCAGTGTATAATTAACAATATTGTTACACAGTTGTGAACACAACTGAGAACACAATAGAGATTAAACACTCTTAGTATCAATATTGTTCACTTAGGGAAAACAAGATATACGGATTTTCGTATAAATTGACTTAATACGGATTTTCGTATAAATATCGAAACCACGAGGACTACGTGGATTTCATCAATGACCTGAAAGGAAACAAGATATGAAAATGAGCCAGAACCAGAAAATCCTAAAACACCTGAGCAGCGGGAAGAGTTTGTCTCCCCTGCAAGCCCTGGGCCTCTTTGGGTGTTACCGCTTGGCTGGTCGAATCTATGACCTCAAGCGTGCCGGTCACCCGATCGAGACCATCATCAAGAGCGACGATCAGGGCCGCACCTATGCCAGCTATGTCCTGAAGCATGACGAAGCTGCGTAGAGCGTGGCACTACTGGTGCAAAGCTATCGGTCAGAAGGCGTTCCAAGACGACCTTCGGGCCGATAGAGTTGCGCTAATCAGGACAGCATGGGTTGTCTTGCACATTGTCACCTGTTTGTTCATAATTGTTCACAACGGGTACAAAATGAACCTTTGGAGTATTTAACATGAGGTGCGCGATATGTGACATAGTACTGCCGGTACTGAGCAAAGACGACATCTGCAACGTGTGCAACTGGCACATCAAGGACGCACTGGGACAAACAGACCCAACTGCTCCCGCTATAGAACAGGAAAACGTAAATGATCTTATCACAAATAATGGCCCTTCTTCTATCGAAGGCGATCAAGATTGAACAAAAGCTGACAGCCCCCAAAAACCAGAAGGACAACTGAGAACATGGACAGAAACGAATGTCTTGAAACTGCAAAAGCACTGATCAACGGTGACCGTGCTGCAGACTACGGCTCTGCCTACGAGAACCACAACAGGATAGCGTCTCTCTGGTCCCGCTATGTCTCATCCAAGTCAAAGGTTCAGGTTCAGTTGACACCTATGGACGTGGCCCATATGATGATTCTGCTGAAGGTGGCTAGGCTGATGCACTCAGGTACCGACGACTGCTATGTGGATATTTGCGGATATGCTGCTCTGGCGGCAGAGATGGATAAGGAGTATGCTAGGTAATGGAAACAACTTCTAATGTCAGCAAGTCGCACCAACCGTGCGAAGATTGCGGCTCTTCTGACGCACTGGCAGAGTACGACGACGGACACACCTATTGCTTCAGTTGCAACCAGCACCGGAAAGAGATTGATAACGTGTCGAACATTGAGGACTACAAGAAGCCGGAGCCTGACACACGGTGGCAAGACCGGAAGATCGGCGGGGCCATCGCTGAGTTCTACGAGGTAAAGGTCCAAGATGATATTGTCTATTTTCCCTACTTCTGTGACGGAGTCCTGAAGGCCAGCAAGCTACGTATGCCGGGGAAGGAACACAAGACCGAAGGCGAGTTCAGCAAGTGCGACTTGTTCGGTACGCACACCCTTACCAAAGCTGCCCCGCAACGCTCCAAGACGATTATCATCACCGAAGGCGAGGCCGATGCTCTGGCAGCGTTCCAGATGGCCAACCGTATCCCTCTGGGCTCCACCAAGGTCAGCGACAGCCCCAAGAGTACTCTGGTGCCTGTCCTGAGCATCAAGAGCGGAGCAGCCAGTGCAGAGCGTGACTTCAAGAAGAACCTGGAATTGCTCGAACGCTACGATCGTGTCTTCATCTGCTTCGACAACGACACTCCGGGCCGTACCGCCGCAGAGAAGTGCGCCAAGCTTTTGTCTCCGGGCAAAGCCTACGTGGTCAACCTAGAGTACAATGACGCTTGTGAGTACACCAAGCGTGGCCTGGGCAACGAGTTCCTTGCCCACCTGAAGGACACAGACTCCTACACCCCGTCGGGTATCCACAACGGTGCGGACAACTTTGACCGACTGTGGGACGAGCAGAACATCAAGAGCCTAGCTTTCCCGTTCCCCGACCTTCAGGAGAAGACGCTGGGTACTCGCGGTAGGGAGATCATCACTTGGGCTGCTGGTACAGGCGTAGGTAAGTCCAGCATCCTGCGGGAGCTACAGCACTACTACATCAAGAACACCGACTTGAACATAGGCATCATCGCCCTTGAAGAGAGCGTGGACCGTACTCGCAGAGGTATCTTGGCTGTAGAGGCTAATCTTCCGCTGCATCTTAACGAAGTATTCAGCAAGTATCCTAAAGAAAAAGTCAAAGAACACTTTGCGAATACTCTAGGCACCGGACGTGTTTACTTGTACGACCATTTTGGCAGCATGAACACCGACGACCTGCTCTCTCGTGTCCGTTTCATGGTACAGGGCTTGGACTGCAAGGTGATCTTCATCGACCACTTGAGCATCCTTGTCTCAGGGCTGGAGATCATGGACGAACGTAAGGCCATTGACCGCACCATGACACTGCTGCGACAGTTGACCGAAGAGACCGGATGCACTCTGCACCTTGTCACTCACTTGCGCCGACTAGGCTCAGACCGTTCGCACGAAGAAGGCGTGGAGATTAACCTGGGTCATCTCAGAGGCTCTCACGGTATTGCACAGATCAGTGATACCGTGGTAGCTTTGGAACGTGACACCCAGAGTGACGACCCCGTGGTCAGTAACACAACGACGCTGCGGGTATTGAAGTGTCGCTACACAGGCGACGTAGGTCTTGCTGGTAGACTGTTCTACGAGAAGAAGACCGGACGTATGACAACTATCGAACAGGAATTTTAGGATGGCGAAGAAAAGTAAGCAGGGAGCTAATTCCTACAACCCAGTTCCTAAGACAAAACGTAGAAATAAACTTGCCCCGCGCAACCACACAAAACGCCTGAACAAACGTTCCCCATATTCAGGCTCAATGTCAAAGAAGAGAGGTCAAGGTTGATGGAGGTTAAGCTCATAGACCACATGGGTTCAGACTTGTCTGTGGTTAACGCAGCCAGGGTCAGCTTTGGCAAGGTGAGTAAAAAGCTTTCTCAGAAGGACGAGAAGCTTATAGCTTACTTAGCCAAGCACAACCACTGGACACCCTTTGGACACACCAGTGTCACCTTCCACGTTAAGGCCCCTATCTTTGTTGCCAGACAGTTGGCAAAGCATCAGGTGGGACTTGTCTGGAACGAGGTCAGTAGACGCTATGTTTCTGACAGACCAGAAGCTTGGATATCAGACCTGTGGAGGCAGCAGAGCGACGATAAGAAGCAAGGCTCAGAAAGCTTTGGTGTGGTTTCTCAAGGCATCGTGGAGGACATCTACGCCTCTGCTATCTCGCACTCTATCGATGCGTATAATAGACTGCTTAAACTCAAGGTTTGTGAGGAGCAAGCCAGAGCAGTTCTGCCCCAGTCCATGTACACAGAATGGTACTGGACCGGCTCTGTCGCAGCATTTTCCAGAGTGTGTAAACTAAGGCTAGAAGAGACGGCTCAGGAAGAAACACGAGAAGTAGCTGTTGCAATCTCAGACCAATGTGCTAAACTGTTTCCAGTAAGCTGGAGAGGACTGAGTTGTTAAACACTCTTGTGATAGACATTGAGACTGACGGGCTGGACTATTCTGTGATCCATTGCCTAGTCACTCTCGATGTGGACAACAACATTGTCAAAACGTTTCTAAGCTCTGACGGAGTGCAGGAATATTTTAACAACTTTGACAAGATTGTTGCTCACAATGGCTCGGCCTTTGACTTCCCTGCGTTGCGTAAACTATGGGGAGTAGAGGTTCCTATCGCCAAGCAGACGGACAGCCTGATCCTGTCTCGCATGGCAAAGCCCGATAGGGAAAAGGGCCACGGCTTGAAGGCATGGGGAGAACGTCTAAATTTTCTCAAGGGTTCCTACGAGGAGTCTTGGGAGAAGCTCACAGATGAGATGATAGCCTACTGTGAGCAAGACGTTCTCCTCTGCGCGAAGGTCTACGAGATCGTCTGCGAAGAGACCAAGGATTTTTCAGAGAAGTCTATAGCAGACGAACACCGTATGCAGCGTTTGGCCACGCACGTTGAAGAGAACGGTTTTGCGTTTGACAAGAAGCTGGGACACAAGGTCTACTCCAAGCTCTTAGCGGAGCAGGAGGAGATCGTTATACAGATGCAGGACACCTTTGAACCAGAGGTGATCCAGCTAAAGACCAAGACCAAGCTGAAGCCGTTTAATCCAGCCAGCCGCAAGCAGATCGGGGAGAGGCTGATTGAGAAAGGTTGGAAGCCTAAGCAGTTCACACCTACAGGTCAGCCCAAGGTAGATGAGAACACTCTGGAAGATTGTGATATATCAGAGGCTCAGATACTGGCCCGTTACTTCATGCTACAGAAGCGCACTGCCATGATTGATTCCTGGCTGAAGTCGTGCGGGGAAGCTGACCGCGTACACTGCCAGTACAGAACCTTGGGCGCTATCACTAACCGTATGTCGTGCAGCAACCCCAACCTGCAGCAGATACCGTCTCTGCGTAAGCCGTTTGGCCTAGAGTGCCGACAGATGTGGTGTGCAGACTACGGTAAAGTGTTGATAGACACCGACGCTGCGGGGCTGGAGCTTCGAGTACTAGCGCACTACATGAACGACCCAGACTACACAAAAGAAATACTGGACGGCGATATACACACTGCCAATCAGAATATGGCTGGCCTGGAGACCAGAGATCAAGCCAAGACGTTCATCTACGCTCTGCTGTACGGTGCAGGTGACGCTAAGATTGGCTCAGTAGTTAACGGTACTGCCAAGGACGGTAGGGATTTGCGAGAGCGTTTCTTGTCTAATCTCCCGTCGTTCTCCAGACTGCGGGAAGCGGTGGTACACAAGGGAACATCAGAAGGGCGCTTGAGAGCAATAGATGGTCGACAAATTGTGGTGAGACACCCACACGCTAGCATCAATACGCTCATTCAAGGCTCTTCTGCTGTGCTTATGAAGAAGTGGTTTATGAACACAGCCGCTAACTTAAAAGCCAAGAAAACCGGCGCGAAGCTGGTAGCAATGGTACACGACGAGATGGTGATAGAATGTGTAAAAGAAAGCGTTGACTCTGTGTCTGACTGTGTTAAAATAGCTATATCACAGGTCAACCAAGAGTATAACCTACGCTGCAAGTTAGACTGTGACGTACAAACTGGAAACAACTGGAGTGAGATACACTAATGGCTAGTTCCTATATCGAAGGCAACCTTTACTACACGTACTTGTT